CAAGATCCTGTCCAAGCGCGAACTAGCCGAGGCGGTCGCCCTGTATATGTTCGGCCCTCCTGGCACGTTCGGGGGCGTCGACTATTCGACATTCACGGGGGACGTCCACGACTCCCAAGGTGGCGTCACCAACTACGTCAACGGCATCGCGCAGTAAAGGAGAAGCATCGTGCTATTCGGACGTGAACCTGCGGCCGTCGCCGCCTTCATCGCCATCGCCATCAACCTCGCCATCACCTTCGGCCTGAAGCTGACGGTGGAGCAGGTATCGTTGGTCAACGCGGTCGTCGTGGCCGGGCTGGCCCTGCTCGTGCGTCAGAGCGTCACACCTAACAGCAAGCTGTGAGTCTGGACCAAGACGCTGATCACTTCAAGCACGTAGTCTTCTGACCGACCACGCCTCACCGAATTAAGGGCCCTCTTGGCTTCACCATAGGACGGGTGGAAAAAGCCAAGAGTGCACCCAGGAGCCTCCTGCCATCTTAGGTGGCAGGAGGTTTCCATTTGAGCAGATATCCAATGTTCAGTAAATACCACCGTATCGCAGGTGGCCAGCCTCATCGAGCTCGAAGTCATCAAGATCAGCATTGATCCACGTACCGCCAGCTGTCCGCCAGCGGACGGTCTTAACCGGCGAGTCTCGATCCGGAGCGTGCATGATCCGTTCACGGCCTATGACCCGCTGAGACTCGCCCGCTCGGTGCCGTGCATCGAGTCTCGCGAGCATCGCTTCGGCTACCTCAGCCTCTTCAGGCGAGGTGGTCTGCAAGGCCATTGCTTCGAGCTTCTCGCGAAGAGATCGAGCATCAGGCACTAGAATCAGCCAAGCAATGGCTCACGATGTAAGTCTCCGTGCTCTCTCCTGCGACTCTTTGCTGACACCCTTGCCGAAGATGCTGACTTGATCGTCCATTCCCTTCTTTAGCACTTCCATCTCTTCTACCTTGAGAGTGCCCCACGCTCGGCCTATGTGCACGTCTACAGAGAACTTAATCTTAGGTTGTAGAACCCGAGCTGGGGTATCTTCCATCACCGCAGAAAGCTCAGCTGCAACTCGTTCCCGAATGTCCTCTGGGCATTCAGCAACGAGTGAGTCGTGGACGAGGCATACGATATGCGCATCGGTGCCTTCTCGGTCCCACTTCTGCTGAATGCGCATTGCACTCAGCAATGTTAGGTCGGACCCTGTGCTTTGCATCGGGAAGTTGGCACTCTGATTCTTAAGGTCGGAATGGTTCTCACGACTGATTACGCCGAAGCGCCTTCGCCTACCGAACAAGGTAATTATTGTTCTACCTTTACCGCTGAATGGTGCCTGGTGCAAGAAGGCTAACCACTGGGCTGCCTGCGGGAAGTGCTCGAACCACGCCTGGCGCATCTCTTCAGCTTCGGCCTCGGAGATGTCATGCTCAGCTGCAATTGATCCAGCCCCACGCCCGTATGCAATGCCAAAGTTGACTGCCTTGGCCCGGACACGCTGATAGTTAGTGAACCCAGACCCCCAGATGGCAATTGAGAGCTCAGTGTGAAGATCTCGTCCATCTAGGTACACCTGCAATAGGTTCTTGTCGTTGCTGAAATGGGCTAGGAGCTTGAGTTCCAGCTGCTGGTAGTCTGCCTCGACCAAGACGCGCCCCGGAGGTGCACCCACGATGTTGCGCGAAGGGTTTGGATCGCCCTTCTCCGGTACCGGCAAGTTCTGTAGGTTAGGATTGGAGGATGAGAGACGCCCAGTCTCGGTAGCCTGCAGCTGGAAGTTGGTGTGGAGCCTTCCATCCGGCTCCATCGTCTTCACGATCCCATTCACGAGCATGTTGTAGGCGTGCGAGGAGAGACGGTAGTCGATGAGTGCTTGGATGTAAGGAAAATTCAGCTTGATCTTGCGGTTAGGGTGCCCACGTGCATAGTTCTTTGCCTTGTATCCAAACGTAGCAGACTGGTCCTTGCCAGTCTGGTCGAGGTCTCGAAGCGTCCGCTCGTTCGTATTCATTGGCACCCAGCCAATCAGCTTCTCTAGCATGAAGGAGGTGTGCTTCCAGTTGCGTGGCCCATAAGTATCAGGCCTCTTCTTTGTAGCCCATCGACTGGCCATATACTCGTCGGTATCCCAGATCGTCTCTACGGTCTTGATCAGGTCAGCTTGAGCCTGAGTAACCTTGTCGCCAAGTGTCTTATCGAGGACTGCGATGAAACTCTGGTCCACGTAAAGTCCATAGTCCTGCACACTCTCTAGAAACCGCGAGGCCGGCAGTAGGAGCTGCTCGTAAAGCTTTGTTAGGCCCTTGTCGGCGTGGACCTTTGGGCATAGTAGCTTATGGATCGAGAGCGTGTGCGTCGTATCGAGCGCTGCGTACGAATACAGAATCTCACGCGGTACGTTCTCGTAGCCCTTATCGTGTAGACCATACTTGCGGACTACGTACTTATAATCCTGAGCACCCAATAGGTCACGGGCCACTGCCTCAAGAGCATGCGTACCTTTCGTCTCATCAAGGCAGTAGTGCTCCAACAGCGTATCGTGGCTGTTAACAATCGCACCTTCTTTTGGCCACTCGCCATCGAGAAACTGCCACCTGAGATAACTGCTGTCGTACTTGAAGTTGTGGCCAATCCACAATGGCCCAGGTGTTGTTAGAAGACGCTTGAGGTGAGGTCGAAACCCGCGGCTCTCCAGCAGTCCTTCTGAAAAGACTACCGCCTCGGTCGGTGACCATGCGACCGACAGTGCAATAACCTTTCCGAGCCGAGGGCTATACGAATAGCCAGTCTCAATGTCCGCTGAAAGCTCCGGCATCTGGAGTAGCATATCAACTGCGCGTACTGCAGCCGGTATCCCCGAGGTTACGACGCGGTTGGGCCAATCTCTGAGTGCAGCTGCCTGATGATCAATAAGATCCTCGTTCCAATGTCGTCGTTGGTTCTCGTCACCGTCCTTAGGTTTGATCCCTGCTGGATTAGGTAGACGCTCAATGGGGTATAGTGCAGCCTCGTTAGGTTCCGAGAGAATAATGTAGGCAGTAGGCTTATCAGGGCGCTTAACCGCCTCAGTCCCGCCCTTGTAGATTGAGGCAGCATACTTCAGGTCGGCAAACCAGCGAGGCCACTCACCTTGGTTGCGCAAGATCGAGGCGGGATGGAACGTAGGAAAGACAACCCCAATTTCGTCGAGATCAATTGCTGTGCCACGTTTGCCGGTGATCTTGAAGCCAAACTCGCCCAATAGACTTCTATTAGCCGAGTTGCCGAGCGTTAGGATCAGCGTCCGTGGGTAGGCTAAGACTTCTTCAGCTAGCCGCTCACGGCAAGCCTCGATGCCGGCCCTGTAGCCTGAAGTCTTGGCAGCACTCGTACCGCGAGCACCGCCCGCAGCCTGAGGTAGGCCTTCAGCAGGCGGCTGGCACCGCATTGCGTTGGTAAAGAAGACTTCGTTTGGGTCGATGCCCGCCTTCTCCAGTGCAATACGAAGTAACTTGCCGGACTTGCCAACAAACGGGTGGTTGGCTGATAGCTCTTCTTTACCCGGAGCCTCGCCGATAATGACTAACTTGGCATCGACTGGCCCGCTAGGTCCGCAGGTCTTTCCTCGTTGATAAGGGCATCCGGCACAACGTTCGAGTCTCGGAGCCAACCCCTTACCCGATCTATGTTGAAGACGATTGGGGCGATTGGCTCTACGTGATTGGTTTGCCAGAAGTCCGCTGGCCTCCGACCGAAGTTGGCCACCGTTGGTGGAGCCCAAGGCAAGGTCCGCACCCAAGGACCGGTCTCTGACTTCTGTGGAAAGCTTAGCCACACTGGCGTCGCTGCGTCCATTCCCTGAACTAGTGGATGCGCTATTGCTGACATGACGTCGTCTACTAGATCCTCGGAAAAGCCCAGTACGTGCATTGGCTTCCTGAACGTATCCCCGAGAGTCTTTACCAGACGAACTCGTGAGCCCAGATTGGGTGTTAGCCCCCTCGGTACTCCTAGCCAATCGACGCCTGCCTCCACCAAATGGTTCGCGCATGAGAGGCACTCCTCGAAGTCCAAACCCTGAACAACACCCATCGTATCAGTTGCTTGGTCAAGCTTGCGGTATTCACCAAGGCTAAACCGTACTTGCTTGACTGTCATCTTCATGTCGTCAATGGTATCCGGCATAACTACAAGCTGAGCGCCTACGAGCTGAACTGCCTTGTATAGCTGCACTGCGGATAGTGCGTATCCCAGCTCTATGACCCCGTTGTCCATGAGAATGAATTGATCGTCGTGCTCAGCAAAGAAGGCCTTGTATGCATCCGGCCTTTCAAGGACAATAGGAGCAATCAGCAGCTGGTAGGTTCCAAGTTGGCCCGCATCTGCTAACTGCTGAAGTATACCTAGTGGCGCAACCGGTGCAAAGTTAGTCATCGTATCAAGACCTCACTAAAGACTTCGCCTGCTTGCTCTTTGCCATCCGGGCCAAGTGGAGGCCACTTGGGTTGTGCTGCTTCCTCTTCTTCAAGAAGGCAGATAGCGATGATTGCATAGTTGGCCAAGTCGAGCAGAGTTACCTTGAGAGGCTCTCCTACCCGATCATTGTCAGGATTACGCCTAAGATTCTGAGAGCGCCGGTACTTGTCGCCCATTCTGATAAAGCATCCATCGACCGGTGTAGAGCCCCATGCCTTAGCCTCGCGAAAGTTCGCCCACGTATCAGGATTATCAGAGCCTGAGTAGCCTGCAGCCTTTGCAATATGCGTGGCTCTAACTTGGTCTAGAAGCTCTAGAAATCTCTTGTTGCCAAGGTGCTCGATGCCCTTGGTATTAATCTCTTCAAGCTGTGTCATGGCGCCTTCCTGTGATTCAATACAAAGGCCTCCCAGGTCCAAGGCATCTGATCCTGAAAGAACTTCTCCAAGGCCATTGCATACATCTGCATTTCCCACTGTGCGCTTGGATGGTTGCGAAGCTCAAGGAAGTTCATCAGGCTTCGAGCATTCACTGTAAACCAGAACCTCGTATAGAGGTTCAGTGGCAGGATGAGCCGAGCCATCTCCCTTGCTACGCCACCTAGGAGCATGTCCGTGTAGAGCTTGTAGGAGAGTTTGCTCGCACTTTCGATGCCGAGCCGATAAGCAATATACATGTCTTCGTTCGCTGAGATGACTGATGACTGCTTATTCTTGGGGTCGGGTACACGCACATGCTCCGGAAGATAGAACTCAGGCTCAAACTCACTATAGCGTCCTGACTGCTCGTTGTAGGACGCCATGCGGTGGCGCTGCCACTCGCGTACGACAAAGATTGGTGCCTTTACGAAGAACTGGAATACAGCATGCTCAAACGGCGTACCGTGGCCGTTGCTCATCAGGAAGTTGATGAGCTTGCGGTCGGCCTCCTCACCCTTTGAGGTGAACGATGGGTCCTTGCCGGTCGAGACACGGGCTGCACCGCAGACTCGCTGGTCGTCGGCCATCGAGTCAACGAGGATGACTTCGCCATGATCAAGGACCTTAGTCACTACATCAGACCTCCCTTGGCAAGGTCCATGAACTTTGCTTCTAGTGCAGGTACTTCGAGGAATTCACCGCGGACGGCCGAAGTTAGTGTACGAGTGGAGGGAGACTCAACTCCTCTGACTGCCATGCATCCGTGGAGAGCGGATGCGAGAACGGCAACACCCTTCGGACGGATTGCCTCAGATTTGTAGAGGGTGTCCGCAACGAGGTTCGTAATGTGCTCTTGCGTCGTCGGGGCCAGATGACCCGCCGCGTACACGAGGCGTGTAAGTTTCGATAGTCCCACGACTCGGTCACGAGGCAGATATCCAACAGCCGCTGAACCGAAGAACGGAAGTAGATGATGAGCACAAATGCCCATGAACGGTATCCTAGTCTGAACCACCAAGACCTTTTCTGTTTGATCACTTGGGTCATCATCCTCAAAGCCATCTGATAGGAGCACATTGAGGTCGAGGTCCTGTACGTAGTCTCTCAAGACTTTAGCCACACGCTCCGGTGTACGGCTGAAGTGTTGATCTGCAGGATTAAGACCAAGTTTGGCAATAATCCAACGGAGGTGGTCCTCGATGGTGAGATGGACGTCTATGTCCTCATCCTTTACGTACTTGACTGGTACAGTGATCGTACCTACAGATGCCATCAGACTCCTCTCGTCGTAATGCCAAAGAGCAAAGCATGCAGTTGAGGTAGGCCTACCACATTGGCCATCACCGGATCGTTCATCATTCGTTCGGCCAGCCACCGGTAGCGGGCCAGCAGTATCTCTTTGTTGTCGATAACTGGACCCATTGTCATGATGTCACCGCCGTAGGTAGGTGGCGTCCATCTACCTGACAGACCACCCATTGCAGTGCCGCAAGAAAGGTAGAACGGTATCAGCGGCCAACGAATGTGGAGCTTACGTGCAAACTGGTAGTCGTCCTCATCGAATACGACTACCTTGAGAACCATCTGCCAGTTGTCTTCTGGAATTCTCTCATCCTGCGATCTGATCTCCACAGCATCTACCACACGAGCCATAAAGTACTCGAAGTTCGTGTTAGTCATCATTGACGATGGCGGCTTTGGTGAGACAGTAAGTAGGTTGACTTTACCAAACCAAGGCTGCCAACGTGTACCTTGTGTCTCGACTGCGACCTTTTTACGCCGCCCGCTCGTGTGCCGAAATCGAAATTCGGCGGGTCGAGAGTATGAGTTCTGCCAAGCTTCCACTACAGTATGAAGATCATAGAGACCAGGATTGCCTCCGCTGATTGTCAGCCAATCCGGCCCTGGGTACTTATCTGCATGAGCAAAGATCGCTGCTACAATGTCACCCACATTCATGCGTGGTAGACCTCGCACTTCATTGACGAGGACTGCATGGCTACTATCGCACCAAACGCAAGAGAAGTCGCAGCCGCCTACACGCAAGAAGTAGGTAGGCCTTCCAGCAAGTGCACCCTCTCCTTGTAACGTCGGCCCGAAGATTTCTGCAACAGGTATGGTCTTAAGCGCAAGTACGTTGGTCTCTCCTCTTGCAGCTTCCTCTATCGTCGTGACATCAAGCTGCCCAGACTCGGTCATTCAGATCTCCAGTCGGGATGCTTCTGATTGAGGTGCTTGCCTACCCTACGAATGGTCTTGCTGCAGCCTGCCGGACACAACCGTGGCTGATGGATCTTGTTACCATCCTTATGCCAGAACCAGTTCTTACTCATGCTTCGGCCCAACTCTTGGCTGTCTCCCAAACGCGGACAGAAGCTATCATACTACCACTCGTGTGATGCATCAGCCAACCTTGCAGATCATCCTGCAAATACTTGGCAAGGTTCTCTGCAGTAGGTGGCCAAAGAAAGGTTACCAGTTTCACGCCATCGAGAGCCTGCATGGCTGCTACCAAAGGGTCGCTATCCTCTAGGATAGTAACGTGGTCGAGAGGTGCCCCTGCTCGGTCCCACCATATATTCAGCTGACCAAAGTCGAGCAGCATGCCTTTCTGCGGTCCCTCGGTCTGCAGCTCAGGCCCTTCCACTGACACATCGACACGGTATGAGTGGCCGTGGAGGTTCTTGCACGTCCCGTCGTGGTTCTGCAGGCGGTGTGCAGCCTCGAAGGTGAAGGTCTTACCGATCTTCAACGGACTCACCGATCCCAAGGACAATCGAGACTCAGGTGGAAGGACTCACCCTGCTCGGTTGGAGCAGCAACGATGACTGAGGTACGGATTTCCTGGCCACCGCCGCTATTCCAGACGGCAAGATTCACGTTGGTATCAGAGTTGACATGAACGACCAGCGCGGTGCGACAGCCACCGTGCGCAAGACCTTCATTATCTGATCCACCGGACGGAGTAAAGTAGTGCCCGAGTCTTACCAAGTTCATGACAGTCGATCCTTTCTGGTTTCTTGTTGTGCCGGCCTGCGACCATGACCATTCACTGACCTTCGCCTAGGCTCCAGCCAGCTCAACCACCAATGCTTACGTGGGCGGGAACCTTATTTAGCCCAACCGGCAGCTTTGTTACTCTTCTTCTTCCAGTGGGAAGACATCAGAGATGTTGTTGCGCTTTACGTTGCGATCATCACGGTCTGGCCTGATCGTTACGACGGCAACAACGTCCATGCCGCCAAAGTGCTCGTCCATATCGCCAGGAACGAGCGTTGCCAGATCGAGGTCAGGATCGAGACGTGCCAGCGTAGCCTTCGTTCGGCCTGCGCCATCACCAGACAGGGTGGTGTAGTAGCGGAGCGTCCGCTCCTTGTCCTCGTAGTCGAACTTGATCACCCATGTCAACATGGGCAGATTCTTTGACTGGCTTAGACCGTACTCAATAGAGTCCACGTAACCGGGGTACCGACCACGCGGGACGACTTCGTAGGTTGTTGCCTGAACTTCCGACAGGTCAATGACCTCAGGAAGCTCCTCGTCATTATCCATGACGTCACCGTTGCTATCGCTGCTGTCAGCGTTAGCGTCGAAGGGTGTTGTGTCTTCGACTGCTGCCTGCCGACGTGTTGGAGGCTGGGCTGCTGCGGTGCGCCTCTGTTGCGCTGGTGGCGTTGCTGCCCGTCGAGACGGTGCGGAGGCTCGCGCCGGTCCACGCTTCACTGGTGCCATGTTCTGCATCCTTTCGAGCGAGTTCAATGAGCGAAGAAAGAGTTGGGTTATCTACGTATTCGAGGTCAGGCAGGTTCTCGAAGCGATGCTTTGAGATCCACCCCTCGTAGCCTGCACCGAGGTATAGATATCTGTGAGTGTCACCTCCTACTTCTATCTCGCGGACCAAGTAGCCCACGATGTCAATGAAGCCGGCAACATCTCCGGCCATCTGACCTGCAAGTTTAGGGAGAGCCTGACCAGCATGAGGGTTGCGCTTCTTGTTGCGCTCTGCAGGCTCAATCGACTCGGCTGCGATAAAGATGGAATGCATTGGCAGATCACGAAAGGAGCGGATCAGTAGCCTGAATAACTCCTGCGCTGGCTGCCATGACTCCATCTTCTCAAGCTCCTCATCGAGCTTGGTCTTTCCAATATCAACGCCGGTGAACTTATAGACGAGGTACTTATGCAACTCGCTAATCGAGTCGAGTACTACCGTACGGTACATGTAGGGCTCGTCCATTGGCTTGCCAGTACGCAGTCGCTGTTCCTCAAACCACGTACGGCCAACCTTGACTGGTGCGGTCTGGTCTTCAACCGGAATGACCTGAGCTTTGAGCTCGTGCTCGTATTCCAGCAGCTTCTCAACGTTACCCTCATCACGCCACTTGCAGTGGAGGGTCATGTACTCAAAGATGCGAGCTAGCTGGTCGTACTTGTTGATGTCGATGGTGTCAAGTGAGCGGTGTGAGGTCAAGCTCATCGTGCCTGAGTCCGCATT